CTTTTGCTGGCTATTGCCAGGCTTATGCTCGTTGGAAGGAAGCAGAAGAATTTATAACTCAGCATGGAAGTATGGTGCGTACACCTAATGGATATTTACAACAAGTTCCTCAGGTATCTATTGCTCAGACTAACTTAAAAATTCTGCTGAAGTTCTGTGAACAGTTTGGTCTAACACCCTCTTCAAGAAGCAGAATTGTTACTGGTGAAAGTATGGCTAATTCTAGTGATGAGATGGAACTGTTATTAGGAGGTAGTGAATGATGCCGTATCAATACAAACCATCTCCTTTTGTGCTAGAAACTTCCCATTATGACAAGGCAAAGGCCGACCGTGCAGTTACTTTTATTGAAAACCTCTGTCACACCAAAGGGAAATGGGCAGGAAAGAAGTTTTTATTGCTTCCTTGGCAGGAGCAGATTGTCAGGGATATCTTCGGCATTGTTGGAGAAAATGGGAAAAGACAGTTCCTTACCGCTTATATTGAGATACCTAAAAAACAAGGAAAATCTGAACTTGCAGCAGCTATTGCACTGTATCTTTTATATGCAGATAATGAACCCAGTGCTGAAGTTTATGGAGCTGCTTGTGATAGGTCACAGGCTTCTATAGTATTTGATGTTGCAAAACAGATGGTACAAATGTCACCGGCACTTTTAAAAAGATCTAAGATTACTGCAGCCACAAAGCGTATCGTAAATTATTCAAATGCAGGATTTTACCAAGTACTCTCTGCAGAGACAGGAACTAAGCATGGACTGAATGTTTCAGGCCTAGTATTTGATGAAATTCATGCTCAACCAAACAGAAAATTATATGATGTTCTAACAAAGGGTTCTGGTGATGCAAGAGAACAGCCACTATTTTTTATCATAACAACAGCAGGAAATGATAAAAATAGTATTTGTTATGAATTGCATACAAAAGCATTAGATATAAAAGCAGGGAGAAAAAAGGATAACACATTTTATCCTGTTGTTTATGGCCTTACAGAACAGGATGACTGGAATAATGAAGAAGATTGGTATAAAGCAAATCCTTCTCTTGGACATACTATTTCTATTGAACGTGTACGTGAAGCTTATAAGAATGCACTTGAAAATCCTGCTGAGGAGAATGTGTTTAAACAGTTAAGACTTAACATTTGGACATCAGCAACTGTATGCTGGATACCTGAACATATCTATAACAGAGGAAATCTTACAATTGATTTAGAATCTCTCAATGGGAGAGAGTGCTATGGTGGTCTTGATCTTTCTAGCACTTCAGATATAACTGCACTTGTTTTGGTATTTCCACCTCGGACAGAAGATGAGAAGTATGTTGTATTACCTTATTTTTGGCTTCCGGAGGATACTTTAGGCTTAAGATGTAGAAGAGATCACGTACTTTATGATGTATGGGAACTTCAAGGTTATATTCAAACAACTGAAGGAAACGTAATTCACTATGGTTTTATAGAGAAATTCGTAGAAAAACTGGGCGAGAAGTATCACATCAAGGAAATTGCCTTTGACCGATGGAATGCAACACAAATGGTTCAGAATCTTGAGGATATGGGTTTCACAGTTGTACCTTTCGGTCAAGGGTATAAGGATATGTCACCTCCGTCCAAGGAATTGTATAAGCTGCTCATGGAGGGAAGCATAAATCATGGAGGGCATCCAGTCCTTAAGTGGATGGCTCAAAATGTGGTTATGAGGCAAGACCCAGCGGGAAACATAAAACCTGACAAGGAAAAGTCTGTAGAGAAGATAGACGGTATTGTGGCAACTATTATGGCACTTGACCGTTGTATAAGAAATAAGAATGATGATGGTAGTGTGTATGACGAGAGAGGCATAATAGCTTTCTAATTATATTTTCAAATATCATAGTATTTAAGAAGAAATAGCTTGACGTATAATATTATATGCGATAATATGATATTAAAGAATAATAAGTTATTAAGAAAATAATAACTTATTATAAATATAAATAAGGAGGCTGATATTTATGTCAGTAAATATTCAAATAACTCTTACGGATCAAGAATTTAAAATTTTAAAGGGTCGTTCAGATGAAGCCGGCTTAACACCTGCTCAATTTATTAAGCAGAGAGCTCTCGACCATTCTGAATTCAACACTTTGTTCTCTGAGTTATGCCAAAAGGTAGAAGAATTAGAAGTTGGTACTGAGTTTGATGTAAAGTCTATTTTTGGGCCAAAGTGGTTTACTATTAAAGAACGTGGTATTAAATTAAGTCTTGGCAGAAATTTCAATAAGCTTGTTAAATCCGGTAACGTATCAGTTAAGGAGAATGGCAAGGATTCAGCAAATACCCAAAAGTATATAAAAATGTAGGAGTTTTATATGAATTGTGAAATAAGAATACTAAAAAATATTAGTTTAGATGTTGTAATATCAAACTCAGTTTTATCAATACTGAATTCCAATAAAGGGGTAATGCTTTCTTCTAATCAAATACTTCTGTTATTACCACGAAATCTACAAATTATATTAAATAACATTGCTTCGTCTTATTCGAAAGGGCCGTGCTCTAAACCTGCGGCTTATGTAGGAAGTATTGCTTCTGATTTAAGCAATAATATTAGAAACGTGGTTCATAATTATAAATATTATTGCCCTATACTAAAAAGAAAAGACGATGCTTTTAAATTTATCTAATTCTATATTTTTGTTTAAAGCGCCTACACTAGTTGGTGCTTTTTTTCTGCCCTTCTTAAGGAGGAATACTAATGAATTTTCCAATAATATCAAGATTTATCAAGTCAAGAGATAAACCTTCAAACTATTATACGGCTTCTGATTATCCATTTTTATTCGGGCCTACAACTAGCGGCAAGAGCGTAAATGAATATACGGCAATGCAGACCACAGCAGTCTATTCATGTGTGAGAATCCTGTCAGAAGCAATCGCATCTTTGCCACTGCATCTTTATCGGTATAAAGAAAATGGTAAGGAACGAGTATATAACCATTCATTATATCGACTGCTTCATGATGAGCCGAACAGTGAAATGACCTCTTTTGTTTTCAGAGAAACCCTTATGAGCCATTTGCTTATATGGGGAAATGCTTATGCTCAGGTAATACGTGATGGTGCAGGCCGTGTGGTTGAGCTATATCCTCTTCTTCCTAATAAAATTGATGTTGCAAGAGATAAAAGCGGTGAAATTTACTATACTTATACTAGTTATTCAGAAGACAATCCTAAATTTAAAGGGTATGGAACTGTAATTTTAAGAAGACAGGATGTACTTCATATACCTGGACTTGGATTTGATGGACTTGTAGGGTATTCACCTATTGCCATGGCAAAGAATGCAGTTGGAATGATAATAGCCTGTGAAGAGTACGGAGCTAGTTTCTTTGCAAATGGAGCAAATCCTGGTGGTGTTCTCGAACATCCAGGTGTTTTAAAAGACCCAAAGAAGGTGCGTGATTCCTGGAATGAAGTTTATAGAGGAACTAAAAACTCTCATAAGGTAGCGGTACTAGAAGAAGGAATGAAATATCAGCAGATAGGTATTCCTCCAGAGGAAGCGCAATTCCTTGAAACAAGAAAGTTTCAGATAAATGAAATTGCGAGGTTATATCGCATACCACCCCATATGATAGGGGACCTTGAGAAATCAAGCTTCTCAAACATTGAGCAACAGTCGCTAGAGTTCGTTAAATATACTTTAGATCCGTGGGTTATTAGGTGGGAACAGGCATTACAACGTTCGCTTTTGTTACCAAATGAAAAGAAAGAATACTTTATAAAGCTTAATGTAGATGGCCTATTGCGTGGAGATTATCAAAGCAGGATGAATGGTTACTCGATAGGCAGACAGAATGGATGGCTTTCTACTAATGACATACGTGAGCTTGAAGATATGAATCCAATTCCGGATGCAGAAGGAGGTAATCTGTATCTGATAAATGGTAACATGACCAAACTGAAGGATGCAGGAATATTTGCTACAGCAGAAAAAGGTAATGCTGATAGCAATAATAAAGACACACAACAAGAGAATAGGAGGATGCAGTGATGAAACGTAAGTTTTGGAACTGGGTGAAAAATGAGGGGGGAAGAACCCTTTTTTTAAATGGTGAGATTTCAGATGAAACCTGGTATGGAGATGAAGTAACCCCTAAGCTTTTTAAGAAAGAACTAGAAAGTGCTAAGGGCGATATTACTGTGTGGATTAACTCTCCTGGAGGTGATGTTTTTGCAGCAGCTCAAATATATAACATGCTAATGGATTATCAGGGAAGTGTGAAAGTAAGAATTGATGGGATTGCTGCTTCAGCAGCATCGGTTATTGCAATGGCAGGAACAGAGGTTCTAATGTCACCGGTTGCCATGATGATGATTCATAATCCTATGACCATAGCAATTGGAGATTCTAGCGAAATGAAGAAGACTAGTGCTATGCTTGATGAGGTTAAAGAAAGCATTATAAATGCCTATGAAATCAAAACAGGTCTTTCAAGAACTAAAATTTCTCACCTAATGGACTCGGAATCATGGTTTAATGCAAAAAAAGCCGTAGAACTTGGATTTGCAGATGGTGTGCTCTTTGAGGATGATGAAATGGACAGTGATGAATTAGAGGCCGTTATGTTCTCACGGGTAGCAGTTACTAATTCACTTGTGTCAAAGTTAATTCAAGTAAAGTCGGAAGAAGGAACACCTGTAGAACAATTAGAAAAAAGACTGAGCCTTCTGGCTCACTAATTTTAGGAGGTTGAATTATATGAATAAAATTCTTGAACTCAGAGAAAAACGAGCAAAATCCTGGGAAGCTGCTAAAGCATTTCTTGACAGTAAAAGAGGAACAGATGGACTTTTATCTGCTGAGGACACAGCTACCTATGATAGGATGGAAGCAGATGTTGTAAATCTTGGTAAGGAAATAGAAAGGCTAGAACGTCAGATAGCAATTGATGCAGAGCTTTCTCTTCCTACATCCAAGCCGATTACAAATAATCCTGGAGAAGGTGCTGATGGCAAAGCCAAAACTGGTAGAGCTTCTGATGTGTATAATAAGGCGTTTTGGAATAATATACGTCAAAGAAATTTTTATGATGTTCAAAATGCATTACAAATTGGCACAGACTCAGAAGGAGGATATCTAGTGCCGGATGAGTATGAAAGAAAACTGGTACAGGCACTTGAGGAAGAGAATATTTTCCGTAAACTTGCTACAGTTATCAAAACGTCTAATGGGGATAGAAAGATACCTATTGTTACATCAAAGGGGACTGCATCCTGGATGGATGAGGAAGGTTCATTCTTAGAGAGTGATGATGAATTTGGACAGACTTCCATAGCAGCATATAAATTGGGTACCATGATTAAGGTTTCCGATGAACTTCTAAACGATAGTGTGTTTGATCTTCAAACATATATAGCAGGAGAGTTTGCTCGTAGAATCGGTGCCAAGGAAGAAGAAGCCTTTTTTACTGGCAATGGAACAGGAAAGCCAGCTGGTATTTTTGCAGATACCGGAGGTGCAGAAGCTGGTGTTACCACTGCAGGTGCAAGTATATCCTTTGATGATGTTATGGACCTTTTTTACTCTTTAAAATCTCCTTACAGAAAGAAAGCAGTATGGACTCTTAATGATACCACCGTTAAAGCACTAAGGAAATTGAAAGATGGCAACGGTAACTATATCTGGCAGCCCTCCGTTCAGGTTGGGGTTCCAGATATGATTCTGAACAGGCCTTATCACACATCAAGCTATATTCCTGACCTCACAGCGGGAAATAAGGTCATGGCTTTTGGAGACTTTAGTTATTATTGGATTGCAGACAGGCAAGGTCGTTCCTTTAAGAGACTCAATGAGCTTTACGCAGCAACAGGACAGGTAGGGTTTCTTGCAAGCCAGAGAGTAGATGGAAAGTTAATTCTTCCAGAGGCTGTGAAGGTTCTTCAACTGAAAGCTTAGTAAATATAATTTGAGACTGGAGATGAGTGTGTGATTATATCATTATTAGAGGCAAAGGAATATCTAAGAGTTGATAGTGATGATGAAGATACACTCATCACTAGTTTTATTAAGACAGGTGAAGATATATGCGAAGGTATATTAAGATATCCTTTATCTGAGTTTAATACTGTACCAGAAACTATTAAGCTCGCAATTATGTATGCGACAGCCTATATGTATGAGAATAGAGAAACTTTTGAGTATAAGAATATTATCAGTACAATTACCGGATTGGTTCATCCATACAGGAAGGAAGTTTGGTGATAATATGACAATTGGTGATCTGAATCAAAGAATAACACTGCAAAAGTATTCAATAGGTATATCTGAAAATGGATATGAAACTGAATCATGGATTGATTATAAAACAGTATGGGCTTCAGTATCAGATTTATCCGGGAGGGAATTTTACCAAGTTGCAGCTGTTCAGGCAGAAAAAACAGTAAAGTTTCTTATTAGGTTTGTAGCGGGAATCGATTGCTCAATGAGGATTCAGTTTGGAGATAGACTATATAATATTGTTGCTATAGATAATATGAAATATGATAAAAAGCTGATTCTCATTAAAACCATGGAGGTGAATATGAGTGGCTAGAATTGAACTCGAAGGAATAGAGGAATTAATTGATAGGGTGAACAAGATTGGTGCTAAAGGTGAGACGATAAAGAGGAAAACCCTAGATAGGGCTGGTGAAATTGTTAAAGTAACTATGGAAAAAAAGGCTCCTAGATCACAGCATGTTAAAAGACATATGGCTGATAATATTCAGATATCTGATATAAAGAAGAGTAATGGTGTAGATTTCGTTAACATTGGTCCTAATAAAGGTGATAACTCAGAGTTCTTTTATAGTAAGTTTACCGAATGGGGAACCAGTAGGATAAGCGCTCAACACTGGGCAGAAAAATCACTTTTAGAGAATAAAAAAGAAATCAACAATGTTATTCTAGAAGAATTGAAAAGAGGGCTTGAGGAATGATTAATAAGACTATTATTGAAATCCTCAAGCCATTAAATATTCCAGTAACTTTTCAAAAGTATACTGGAAAAGCTGAAACTTATATAACTTTTCACGAATACTTAACCTCTGGAGAAGCATATGAAGAAGATGAGGAAGCACTGATAGGACACTATATCCAAATAGATATATGGTCAAAAGGTGATTATACAGTAATAGTAAAAGAAGCTAAAGAAAAGCTAAGGAAAGCTGGTTTTAGAAGATTAAATGAATCTGATCTTTATGAAGAGGATACTAAGATCTATCATAAAGGTCTTAAATTTTATTATTTAGAGGAGGGAGAAATGAATGCCTAGACAGATTGGACTCAAGGATATTCACGTTGCTATATTAAAAAGCGATGATAGTCAAGGTGTTGTTTATGAAACACCTATAAAACTTGAACGAGCTATAAATGCCAAGATATCACCTAAAGCCAATACAGAAAACATATATTCGGATGATTCTGTTGAAGACATTATTACTGCTTTTGAAGGAATTGATGTGGAAATAGAGGTGAATCAGCTTTCCTTGGCAAGTAGGGCCTTGTTACAGGGCTCTAAGATTGTAAAAGGTATACTAATAGAAAATAAAGATGATATGGCTCCAACTTTGGCATTAGGTTTTAAATCGAAGAAAAGCAATGGTAAGTATAGATATGTGTGGTTGTTAAAGGGTCAATTTGAGTTAGCTTCAGATGATTATGACACAGAGGCTGAGAAGCCAAAGGCACAGAGCGCTAAGCTAAAAGGAAAATTTTATTCTAGAGATTATGATGGTAATTATAGATTCATTGCAGATGAAGGAATAGAAGGTGCAGATTCCGATGTTATTAACAGTTGGTTTCTATCAGTGCCAAGTGAACCAAATAAAACAGAATAAAGAAATATATTTAAGTTATTTTTATTCGTTTAGAAATAAAAGCCTTTATTATATAATGAAGTAAATATACCTTTTATAACAGAATTTAACAATAATGTTTAATAATTGGATTATTATTGCTATAATAATATGTGCAAATAAGTATATATAGGAGGAAATATTAATGTTAGAAAATAATAAAGGTGTAAAGATATTGGTTTCTTGTGTTATTTCTTTGGTATTTTTATTTGTAATAATTTTTTTATCTATTAGTTTAACAGAGAAAAAGTCAATTTCTGATAAGCTTAATGTTTTCGAAAAACAATTAGCCATTTTGAAAGAAGAAAATGAGGATTTACAAGATCAAATAATTAAATATAATGAGAAGGTTAATACTTTAGAGAATGAAAAGAGTATATTAGAGGAACAAAATACCAATAGCTTAAAAGCGTTAAGTGATTTACAGGATAAAATTAATACCAATACAAATTCAATTAATAATAGTAGTAGCCACTCTATAAATAATGAGAATAATAGTAATAGTAATGTTTCAAATAGTGGAAACCAGCAGAATAATAATCCTAATATTCAACTAAGTGAGAAAGATAAAATGGTAGCTGAGGCAAGAAAGTATTTTAGTGATAGAGGTGTTAAATTAAGTAGTAGTGGATATTCTGAGATGGTAGGAACAAACTTAAATAGTGGAATTAATGAGCTTGAAGGGCACAGAGTTTTTGCTATTACTATTGATAACTATGATATAAAAGATAATAATATATGGTTTTATTATAGTCCTGAAACGAAGGTCGGATATAAGTATCAAAATGAAACTTGGACAAAAGTTTAGCAAGAAAACCAATGAAGTATTCATTAGTAATTTTGATTACAATCGCTACCGTGTTTTTTTGTTCTAAATCATATGATTATTAAATTTTGTGGATAGATATAATTATTAAGTATAGACATATAAATATTAAGAGGTGATATTTATGTGGAATATTCCAACTGAAAAATTCGACCCTAAGGGAAAGCAGTATTATTTTAGTTTCTGTAAACAAGACTGCTATCAAGCTATGCATGGCAAGTGTTCATTAGATTTATCAGAGGATGAAGTGAAATTAATTCCAGAGAATGATTGTGAAGGGGATTCTAAGGTTAGTCATTGTAGAAATACTTACAAGTCTATTATTAGTGAAGGACAATCATCTCCTATACTTATTACTGATAACATATGTAATCATTATACAGTTGATGATGGACAGCATAGAATATGTATAGCAAGTAAAAAAGGACTAATGCTAGAGGCCTATATTACGAAGAGTGATGATGTTTGCCATGTATGCAAAAAAGAGGAAGAAATTAAGGAATCAATATTATACGAAGAAAAAAAATTTAAGATATTTGCTCCTAAAAAGACCATATTTCAAAAAATATTCAATATAGAGCCAAAAAATTTGTATCAAGATAGTCTTGATAGAGAAAAAGAGAGTTTAAAACAACATCAATTAGAAAAAGAAAGTTCGTTTAGGCAATTTTAAATATAGAAAAAATTCTATAAGCCTTTCATATTATGTAAATATTCTTATCAATGATATGTTAATATAGCCGCTTATTGGCGGCTATTCTTATGAGGAGGATTAAGATTGAAAGCATCAGAATTGAAAAGTAAAGGTGTTAATTTCCGATTAGCAGATAAAGAGTATGAACTAAAATTTGATATGAACACGTTCTGTGAGTTAGAAGAGGTGTATGGAGATATTAACAAAGCTTTTGATGATTTACAGAATAGAAAGATTAAAGCAATTAGAGCTCTTATTTATTCAGCTATTAAGGCTGAGGATGAGAGTGTAACCCTTAAGGAGGTAGGTAGAATGCTTACCTTAAATGATATGGAGAGGCTTGGAACTGCTATTAATGAAGCACTTTCTGTAGCTATGCCAGAGATAAAAGAAAATATGGGGGAATAGAAAGCCACACTGATTCTGAAGGATGGGATTGGGAGTGGCTTTTCTATTTAGGTACTAACATATTGAAAATGTCAGAGGAGCAGTTTTGGAGAAGTACACCTAAGAAGCTTCAGGCTCTTTTTACTATTTATAAAAGGGTTAACGGTATTGAAGAAGAGGAAGAAGGCTTTATAGACGATATTATTTTTTAAGCGAGGAGGTGAGTAAATGGCAAATGAAACTAGTACTGTTGTAGCTAGGGTAGGTCTTGACGATAAAGGATTTCAGGAAGGTGTTTCTAAGATTCAGAGAAGCTTAAAGGTTGTTCAGAGTGAGTTCTCTGCAGCAAACACTAAGCTTGGGGATTTTGGTAAATCAACAGATGGTCTTAAATTAAAGTCAGATTCTCTGAGTAAGCAGATTGAATTACAAAAAGATAAGGTTGCAGCCTTAGTAAAAAGCTATCAAGAGAGTGTAGAAGCTAAAGGAGAGGATGCTAAGTCTTCAGAGAATCTAAAAATATAGCTCAACTATGCTACTGCTGAACTAAATAAAATGCAGAATGAACTTAAAGCCACAACTAAAGAATTAAACACTAAAAGCTCTTCCTGGCATAAGTTATCGGAAAGTATGAACAAAGCCGGAGATACTATGAAAAAGGTCGGAGAAAAGATGACCTCAGCAGGTACTAAACTAACTGCTGCTGTTACTCTACCCATCCTTGGAATAGGAACCGCTACTACTAAGATGGCTATGGATGCTGTTGAGTCAGAAAGTTTATTTGAGGTTTCTATGGGTGCGATGGCTGATCAGGCTAGGATTTGGTCGGATAAAATATCAAATTCATTAGGGCTTAATTCCTATAATGTTAGAAATAGCATGGCTACATATAATGCTATGCTCACCTCTATGGGATTAGTTTCAGAAGAGGCTTTAGATATGTCACAAGGACTTACTGAGCTATCTTATGATATGGCTTCATTTTATAATCTAAATCCTGAAGAAGCATTCAATAAATTAAAGTCAGGTATTTCTGGTGAGGCTGAGCCGCTTAAAGCCTTAGGTATACTAGTTAATGAAAATACAGTAAAGACTTATGCCTATACTCATGGTATTGCTGAAAACGGAGAAGCTTTAACAGAGGCTCAGAAAGTTCAGGCAAGGTACGGAGTAATTATGGAGGCAACTAAAAACGCTCAGGGTGATCTTGCCAGAACTATAGATAGTCCTACCAATAAGATTAGAGCAATGAAAGAGCAGGCTCAGGAGATGGGAGTTCAATTCGGACAGATACTTATTCCAATCCTTGAGAAGTTAATTTCTGTTATAAAGCCACTAATGGATAGGTTTCAGGGACTGTCTAAGGAACAGCAAGAAACCATAGTTAAGGTAGGCTTAATAGTTGCTGCGATAGGGCCAGTAATATTAGTCATAGGAAAAGTGATTACTATCATAGGGACTTTGTCAGGAATTATTAGTACTGCATCAGCAGCTATTGCAGCGGCTGGAAGTGTTTCAGCTGCTCTCGGTGCAGCTTTTACTTCTGTTATTGCACCAGTAGGAATAGTAATTGGTATTATAGCAGGACTTATAGGAATTGGAGTACTTCTTTATAAGAATTGGGATACCATTAAAAATACTATAAGTTCAGTATGGGATTGGTTAAGAATAAGCATAGGGAATTCAGTATCTGCGATAAAGGATTCAATAAAATCTGCTTGGGAGTCCGTGAAATTAGTTTGCATGCCGGTGATTGAATCTATAGCTAATACTATTAAAAGCATATGGGAGGGGGTAAGAGCATCTATAGCCTTCCTATGGGAGTTAATAAAGGCTATATTCTTAAGTGCTTGGACAGTCATATCATCAATAGTTCAAACTTATATAAACATAGTATCTGGCATAATTAGTGTTCAGTGGCAGTTAATAGAGTTTATAACTACAAAAGTATGGAATGCTATTTCATCTGTTATAAGTGCAGTATTGAATTCTATCATATTATTCATGAGACCTGTAATTCAGATGATTTCAACCATGATCACATCTGCATGGAATGTAATAAGCACAGTTACTAGTATCGTTTTTAACGGAGTATTCTCATATTTACGAGCTACATGGAGCACTATAAGTTCTACACTCGCTTCAATATGGAATGGAATTAGGACTGTATGTGTTTCTGTATGGAACTCTATTTCAGCTTTTTTCTCGTCAATATGGAATACAATAGCAGATGTTTTTAACCAGGTAACAAGCAACATTAAGAATATAGTTGCAGGTGCATGGAATAATCTTTTAGGAATCACTACCTCTATGTGGAATAGTATTAAAGATGCCTTATCATCTCCAATATCAGCAGCAGCTAATTTCATAAAGGGACAATTAGATAAAATAAAGGGATTTTTTAATGCATTAAATATTAAATTGCCTCATATTAAACTTCCACACTTTAAGATAGAGGGTGAGTTTAGTTTAGCGCCACCAAAGGTACCAAGGCTTGCAGTTAACTGGTATGCATCAGGGGGAATATTTAATAGTCCAGGCATTATAGGCGTCGGAGAAGCTGGCTCAGAAGCAGTTCTTCCCATTGATAGGTTGGACGAGCTGATGGCCAAGGCTATAGAAAAGGTAAATGGGAATAAAGGAAATGGTGGCTTGACTATTAAAATAGAAAACTTCATCAATAATACTGAGAAGGACATTGAACAGCTAGCATATGAATTAGAATTTTATCGACAAAGAGTAGCTACTGGAAGAGGTGAGTTTTAGTGTTAAGTTTTGATTTTGGAGATAAAAACAGCTACACAGATTTTGGTATATTAATTTCAAAAAGGCCATCTATACCGTCAGCAAAAAGAAGAGTAGATTTTTATAACATACCTGGAAGAAGTGGGACTCTTAAATATGATGAAAATACTTATGAAGATATAACTATTACTTTAGAGTGTAGTTTAAGAAGTACAGACCTTTTAAGCGAGATTGACAAGATTAAGTATTGGCTATTTAGTTCAGCAGAAAGCGAGCTTATATTTAGTTTCCAGAAAGATAAAAAGTATATAGCACAAGTGGTCAATTCAATTGATATAAAGCAAGTATATAAATATTTAGGATACTTTCCTATTATTTTTAGTTGCCACCCTTTTAAATATCATAGCGATGATAATATTTTAATTCCTTATGCAAGCCCATTTACTTTTAAAAACACAGGAACACTTCCGAGCGAACCTATTATAACTATTTATGGAAGTGGATTAATTAAACTTAAAGTAAATGATGAAGTAATAGAACTTCATGATGTGGATGGAATTATTGAATTAGACAGTGAACTTATGGAGTGTTATAGCCCTACGGAACTTAGAAATGGCTCAATGTATGGTGAGTTCCCACTGTTTAGAACAGGAGATAATAAAATATCATGGGAAGGAACGGTTAGTAACATTTATATAAAACCCAACTTCAGAAGCTTATAGGAGTGATATTTGTGTATTTAAAAATTTTGAGGAAGAGTCCTTTAAGTAACTTTAAACTTAGTGATTTTGTTGATGATATTAATAAGATGAAATATGCTCTTGATGAAATTGAGAGCTTAAATGGCTTAGTGGACAGAATAATAATTGATCCAAGTATAGCTAACCTATATAGCATAGACGATACTCACATTAGCAATAAAACTGGATATAGCTCTAACAAAATTGAGTATATAGTTAATACATTTAAAAGGACATATATGACTTAAGGGGTGGAAAAGTGAATGATTTAAGGTTACCTCAAAAAATGCTTAATGACTATTTTGAACTGCTTGATTATCAGCGAGATTTTTTAGCTTTGAAGGATAGTATTGATAAGATGCAGGAAAAACTTGCGAAAATAAAAATCTTAACAAGTGACCCAGAAAGCGTGGATGAAATAATAAATGATGAAAGTAGTTCTCTTATTACAACCTATAGCTCAGAAAGAATAGAAGCACTTTTTAGTGATTTAACTAGAGATGCTGTTATAGCTAAAGAAAAGATAGTGACTGCAATAAATGCTAGAAAGCCTAGTGCTAATGCAAGGATAGAAGATTCGTGGGATCTTCTTTCTTTTTATATTAGTTTAATGGGAAACCTTCAGTTTCAATTTAAGGAGCTTGTACTTAATAAAGTAAGGTTTACTAACCAAAGTAATAGTTTGATTAGAACGGCCTTGAATGATTATATCGGAGAACAATTAAACCCATTCCTATATAGGCCATATGAATATAAGCTAGTTGTTTCAAAGGATAATGCTAACTATATTAGAGAATATGATGTAAAAAAGAATATGAGTATGGGATTATCTATATTCATGAACTCCATTAGAGTATATTAGGAGGAAAAAATATGCGAGAAGTAGTTTCCATGAGCAAGGACTATATTTCAGGAGTTGAAACTAAAGAAAAAAAGTATAAATCAGATAATTTTAAAACCACAGTAACTGCACTGCTATATGATAGCAATGGCAAAATGGTCCAAGAGCATATAACTGAAAATATAGTTCATACAAAACATATTGATTTTCAAATGTTTATGACTTATTTTACAAATCATTGGAATTCGTTTTTGGCTGCACGCTTTACACCGCAATTATTAACGTCTACCTATTTATTGGTATTAACTGATTATAACGGAGCTGAGAATGCTGAGAACTTGTATAAAAGGGGCAACGTGCTGGCTTATGCTTCAAGAGCAGATTATGTAGTGACACCTACACCTAAAAGAGGATATATGAATACAGCAGAATCAGTAAGGACCTCTATAAATAAGCTAAAACTTGTTTTTGATTTTCCTCAGGAAACGGGAAATGGAACCTTTCAAAGTCTATGGTTTAGTGAGCACACTGATTTTATAGAAGCTTGTGGAACTTTAAATACTATTTCTGGTGGAAGTAACTCTAGTTATCACTATAAAAATATTATATGTGATAATGAAGGATATTGGTTTGTTACCAATAGTACAGAGATTGTCAAAAATAAATGGATTGGTGATGAAGTGTCAGGTAGCAGAATTAATGTTTATGGTATACCTACAAATATTCAGACAACATTCAATCCAAGTTTTATAAGACTCTTACACATATCTACTGAAGGCGCTATATATGTTGAGTCTAGAGGAACAACTAATAAGCTATATAAGATATCAGCAGATAGAAAGTTAGTAACTGTCCTAAATTCTAATTTCTACGATATCTTCGGGACAACTTATTATAATAACAATATTTATTGGCTATGTAGAGTTACAGGAACATCTAAATATGTCATAGGGAAAATGGACATAAGTAAGTTTGAGAGACTAGAGGACTTTACTCTCGATGAAGTCAATTTTTCTGATATAGATGAAATTTTAAAGTCTATTTATCCAGAGGCTACTAGCTTTCAGTATAACCAGCCAACTATGAATATAAGTATATTTGAAGATAAATTAGCTTTGGCTATTGATGGAACATACAATAATTCTGTATACATTAGCAGGATCGCTTTACTCGATATAGCTACTTTATCGTATGTTAGTGATTTTTACTCTATATGTAGGTCTGTTGGATTAGGTCCTTATGCGGGTAATTTTAGTTCATCAAGTCCTACGGGAACAAGTGTATCTTCATCTAAAGTATATAAGTTTATCAATAATGGCACACATTTTATATCTACAGATATGGCTATATGTGTGGTATCCCCACCTTACTCACATGCGAAATTATCTGCACCTATAACCAAAGATAATTCTCAATCCATGAAGATAATATATGAGCTGGAATTTGCTTTCCCAGATGGATGGAATGGAAATCCTACAGTTAAGTTCTAATCCTTCATGCACCTATCAATCATTGAGATGGAGATAAAAGATGAGATATATAGATATAGGAAAAATAGATTATAATAATCTTGAACTATATAAATACTATGAACTTGAAAGTAAAGAAGAGGTATATGTTAACCGCTCAAAAAATGTAAAAGTCTATAATGGAGATGAAACAGACTTTACTCATAATGGTATTACTACACTTATTAATCTTACTTCTTGCTTTATTACAGAAGAATTGAATGGATCATATTTTATAGAACTAGAGTGTATAAAAGATAAGACAAATAAGCATCTAGCTCTTCAACCTCTTAATATTATAAAAGCTGATGGCCAATTATTCAGGATTCCTTTTAGGGAGAACATTCAGGAAAATGGGTTTAAAACAAAAATTACAGCAAACCATATTTTTTATGATTTGGACTTTGGATATTTACCAGACATAACTCTCACAGATGCTTCGATAGCAGAAGTCATGGATTATGTGCTAGGAGGGACTGATAAGTTTTCTCTCGAGCATTGTGATATAGAAGGAAATCATCAAAGCACCTTTGATAATATGACACCTCTGCAGGGGATATTTCAGAAGGTGCTTAAACTTTGGGGTGGGGAGCTATACAGAGATAATTTTAATATAGCAATTAAAGAAATGATAGGAAGAAACACAGATATTATAGTCTCTTATGGTAAGAATATTTTAGGATTTAATGAGATTGTAGATTGCAACTCAATTACAACTAGAGCATACCCAATGGGCAAGGATAGGATGACAATTGCAAGTGCTAATAACGGAGTCCCTTTTATAGACAGCCCTAGAATATATAATTATCCTTTAGTATTTGAAAGAAGAATCTCATTTAGTGAAGTCGATGATCCTGGTTTATTAATAAGAAAAACAGAAGCTTTATGGGGAGAAATAGACATTCCTAAAACCACTTATAAAGTTAAGATTGCTGATTTAGCAAGGACAAGAGAATATGATTTAATTAAGTCTTTCATAACTTTAAATATTGGGGATGTAGTGACTATAAGGCATAAAATATTTGATGTTGAACTTAGAGCGAAGGTTATTAAGTTAAAGAAGAATATTTTACTTGGTACCATAGAGGAGATAGAACTTGGACAATTCTTACCTACATTATTTAATAAGATTAACTCTATGACAACTACTATTGGCCAAGCAGAACAAGCTATTCATGACAATTCAACTATTGTTGATAGTGTAAATGAAAACTTAGGAGCAGTTACTTCAGGATTGTTAGATAGACCCACTTTTACTCAGACTCAGGGTATTGTTAACAATGCTATAGAAAATATTGACCTGTCATTTATGGTGGATAATAATACTTTCAGTGGAGCAATGATAAATGTAGACAATAAAATAAAATCAGTGGATGAAAGAATTGATAGGTTTATAAGAAGAAAAAGAATGGGGATATTTTAATGGATGTCGATATTTATAGAGTTTTTGAAGGTGATGTCTTAGATAATGAAACACCAATACACATAAATGAAGAGGTATATTCTCCAGCAGCAGGCAGAATGCTTACTTTAAGAGCAGCTGCTTTTTTTAATGCTTCAAGTTCAGTTGGAATAGTCTACTTGAAATTAGGTTCAACTTATATTATAAATGCTGAAGTTCAGCCCTTGACTTCAATTTTACTAGATTGTCAAAGTGCAATTTTATTATCTGGTGAAAAGATATATCTGAAAGGAGGTATTGATAGCAATATTAAACATAGGATATGGGGAGTTGAAATGGATTATTAAAGAAACTAATGAAAGTAATAAGCTAAAATAGGAGGGAACACTTTTGAAGAATTTTATAAATGTTATACAAACATTATTTGCTGCAGTAGGAGGATATGTTGGATGGTTTATGGGAGGGGTAGATGGCTTTATGTATGCATTAATTATTTTTGTTGCCATTGACTACATCACGGGCCTTATGGTGGCAGCACTAGAAAGAAAACTATCAAGTGAGGTTGGTTTTAAAGGTATTTTTAAAAAGGTTTTAATTTTTGTAATGGTTGGTATAGGTAATATAATAGATTGTTATCTCATTAAAAATGGTAGTGCGATTCGTACTGCTATTATTTTTTTCTATGTTTCTAATGAAGGTATAAGCATTCTAGAAAATTCAGCCAAGGTAGGTTTGCCCATACCAGAAAAATTAAAGGATGTTTTAAAACAGATAAATAAGGAGGATAAATAAGATGGTAGTAAAGGTCTGTCTTGATGCAGGGCACTATGGAAAATATAATTGTTCGCCAGCTAATAGTAATTATTATGAATCAGATATGGTATGGAAACTTCACTTATACTTGAAAGAGCAGCTTGAAATGTACGGTATAAATGTTATTACTACAAGGGATGACCAGAAAAATGATAGAGAACTTTATGAACGAGGACTATCATCTAAAGGATGCAATCTCTTTATTTCTTTACATTCAAATGCCGTGGGATCTTCGGTGAATGAGAAAATAGACTATCCAGTCTCCTATGTATTACTCAATGGAAAATCTGATGATATAGGATTGAAGCTTGCAAAAGTAGTTGAAAAAGTGATTGGAACTAAGCAGCCAGGGAAAATAGCTAATCGTCGTGGTAATAATGGAGAATACTACGGAGTCCTCCGTGGTGCTAATGCCGTTGGTGCTCCAGCTATTATACTAGAGCACTCTTTTCACACAAATTCAGAAATAACTAATTGGTTACTAAAAGATGGTAATCTTAAAAAGTTGGCACAGGCCGAGGCAGAATGTATAGCTAGTCATTATGGTCTGAAGAAAATCGAGGGTGATTCACCAGGTAGTGACAACAATGATAAAGAAGAAGCAAAATTTAAACCATATCTAGTGGAGGTTACTATCAATAATTTAAATATTAGAACAGGGCCAGGCACCAATTATAATACAAACGGTAAATATACAGGAAAAGGAGCTTTTACTATCATTGAAGAAGCAAAGGGTACAGGTGCTAGTAAATGGGGATTGTTAAAATCATACTCTGATAGAAAAGATGGTTGGATTTCTCTAGATTATACTAAAAGGATTTAATATAAGGGTCAGGCGAATTAAGTTTTGCCTGGCCAGTTTTTTTATAATATTATATGTTTCCAAAGACTAGTATTAAGATGGGTAAACAGCTGTATTGCTTGACTTAGATAGTATTTTGAGTGATATATATAGTCACTACAAATAAAGGAGCTTTTTTATGAGAGTAAAAATCATAAAACCTAAGACTGATGATCTGAACTGCAAAAAAATAAGAGTTTGTGCTTATGCACGTGTTTCTACAGATAGCATTAGTCAAGAAGACTCTTTAGAGAATCAAACTTCTAGTTATGAACGATTGATTACATCAAATACGAGCTATGAATATGTTGGAGTTTTTGCAGATCAGGGCATAACTGGGTATAGTGAAAAAAGACCTGAGTTTCAAAAAATGATTGAAAGAGCAAGAAGAGGAGAAATAGATTTAATAATAACAAAGTCAATTTCACGGTTTGCCAGAAATACTGTTACAGTGTTGAAAGTAGCAAGGGAGCTGAAAGAATTAGGGGTAGCAATTTTCTTTGAAGAACAAAATATAAACACTCTAACTGGGGACGGTGAGGTTATGCTTACCGTCCTCTCTTCTTTTTCTCAAGAAGAGTCTAGGAGTATGAGTGAAAACATGAAATGGACAATGAGGAGGAAATTTGAACGTGGAGAGATAGTTATAAATACTAAGAGATTTATGGGTTATAACAAAGATGAATATGGAGATTTGATTATTGATAGAGAGCAGGCAAGAATCGTAAAAAGAATCTTTGATATGTACCTTAATGGAATGGGAATGTTTAGTATCGCTTCTTATTTAAATAAAGAGAAAGTGCCATCATTAACAGGCAGAGGGTGGTCGGATGCAGCTATAAAAGTAATATTAACTAATGAAAAATACAAAGGAGATTTTATTCTACAAAAGTACTATGTACCTGAGAGTCGAAGGAAGTCCTCAGTAAGAAATAAAGGAGAAATACAGAGCTATTATATTGAAGATAATCATCCTGCCATCGTTACCAGAGAAGAGTGGGAAAGAGTGCAACAAATCATGGAGAAAAGAAAAATACAAAGAAGAATAGGGGTAGATGGGGTAGATAAGTATCAAAATAGATATCCACTTTCAGGAATGCTAATTTGCCCTTACTGCCTTAATACTTTAAAGCGAAAGCAAGTTTATAACAAAAGAATAGAATGGTGGTGCTCAACATACATCGCTAAAGGAAAATCAACTTGTAAGGGTATAAAAATATCTGATGAAGAAGTATTAAAAGAAAATATCACTGAGCTTACTGTAATTGAGGAGGTAATTATAAATGGCAAGAAGTATTACTGTTATACCAGCAAGGCAGACTACAACGCAGGCATCAGAAATAAATCAAGGATCCCAAAAGATAAGGATGGCAGCATACTGCCGCGTGTCAACAGACCAAGAAGAACAGCTATTAAGTTATGAGAATCAGGTGAATCACTATAGAAATTACATTCAGCAGAATCCTAATTATGAATTTGTAGGCATCTATGCAGATGAGGGCATCTCAGCGACTAGCACTAAAAAGAGAGATGAGTTTAATAAGATGATTGCAGATTGCAGGTTACGTAAAATTGACCGTATAGTTACGAAGTCTATAAGTCGATTTGCTAGGAATACCCTTGATTGTTTAAATTATGTTCGTGAACTAAAAGAATTAGGTATCGGAGTAACTTTTGAGAAAGAGAATATTGATACCCTTGATGCAAAGGGAGAGGTACTGCTTACTATTCTTTCTTCACTTGCACAGGACGAAAGCAGGTCTATTTCTGAAAACTGTACCTGGGGAATTCGCCGGAGATATGAAAATGGAAAATTCGGTATGAGTACAAAGAGGTTTCTTGGATATAACAAAGACGAAAATGGAAACCTAGTTGTTGACCATGAACAGGCAAAAATCGTGCAAAGGCTTTATTATGAATATCTTTCTGGAAAAACAGTAGATTATATCAAAAGAATTTTTGAAAGGGAGGGGATAAAAAATTGGAATGGGAAGCCTGAATGGAGATCAAGTACATTAAAGAGCATGTTATGTAATGAAAAATACAAAGGTGATGCAATTCTTCAAAAAAGCTATACGGTAGATTTTTTAAGTAAGAAACGGGTTAAAAATAAAGGGCAGATTAAGCAATACCATATTGAAGAGAATCACGAAGCTATAATAGACCCTTTAGTATGGGAAGCTGTACAGCTTGAGCAGCAGAGAAGAGATAGATACATTGCAGAGCATGGAACAAATTCTTACTCGCACAATCCTGAAACAAACCCGTTTGCTAGTAAGGTAATATGTGGCACATGCAATAAGGCCTTTATTAGAAAGGGATGGAAGACAGGTGATGGTTATAGAAAGGTGTGGCAGTGTCAGGAACGCTATAAAGTTAAAGGTGTTCAAGGATGCTCTAATCGCCATATTGATGAAACAGTCCTTGAAGAGGCATTTATAATGTGTTGGAACTCTATTATCGATAAACGAGAGGAGATAAAGGCACGGTGGGAAAGACTTGCTGAATTTGGAATTCCGTTGGAGCAGTACCGAGCAGTGCAATTCTTGTATATTACAGAGAATATAGCACAAATAACAGGTTTTGATATAGATTTTATGCTCAACACGTTGGACCACATCAAGGTTTATGAAAGCGGGAAACTGGTAGTGACCTTTATGGATGGTACAGAGATTAACTGTGGCTAAGGATAAACTAATTAATTACTGAGGCTGGTTTGAAATGGAAGCTTCAAATTGGCCTTCTTATCATTATAAGTAAACAAGTAAACCGAATTTTATTACATATTGATTTTTTTATTTTATATTCATAAAAGGTTACTTTTGTTTATATTGTAAAAATTTACAAATTATAATATAATTTGAGTCAAGAGTATATATGCAGATAATCAGTAAACTCAAGTACATATTTGAGGTTTTTTGTTTTTATGCATTATTTGAGGAGGGGCTTATGTCAAATAATATAATGGCTGGTATTGGAGATCCATACTGGTACGAATGGTCTATAGGGTTACTTTATGCTCTTGAAATGCTGAATCCTGATAATAATATTAAGCATGTTATCTTGCAATCAGAAGATATGCAGGGACTTGATGATGTAGTTATCGAATATAATGACGGTAGTGCACACTGTATACAGATAAAGCACACTAGAGAAGGTAATTCAATCACTTTTTCAGATATGATTTACAAGAGTGATAAAAAAAAATCTTTACTGGATTCTATGTGCCGAGATTGGAAAGAATCTATCAAACTTGGATATAGTTACTGTAGAGCAATATTATATACAAATAGAAAAGCTGGAATCAGACAAAGTAACAGGGTTGAAGACAATAATAAGTACCTTTTTCCAGCACTAAAAAACTTTATTAATCATATTTTTAAGCAGTTAGATAGTGTATCTTCAATTTCAGAAATAACTATACCAATGGAATGGGAAAAAGCCTGGAGCGAATGGCTAGCCGAGATGTACTGTTTAGATAATGATGAAGAAAAATTAGTCTTTCTAAAATCTATAGAGATAAAGACAGATCAGGCTGATTTAGATGTTATTATTGATGAAATATCAAGAAAGTTATGTAATCATTTTCATATAAGTGATAGGGTAAGTATACAACTAGACCAGAAACTATGCTATGCATTACGCACTTGGACAACTACAAAGCGAAAGAAACAACAAATTACTAAAGAAGACTTATTTGAAGCCTTATCGCTAGCAGGGGATAAAATACAGGGAGATCATAATTTAAAGGTTTGCGAACCATTTTTCTCTTCGAGACTTGATTTTGTAAATGAATTAGAATCAAAGCTTTTAAGTAGAGAGGCCCC